TCCTTGTGACTAATCAAGAAAACGTTCTTATCACGCTCTCTAGTCATCTTTTTCAGTATGCCTATGCTGTTTTCTACGCCTGCTGTGTCCATTCCGCTATCAATAAGCTCGTCAATGAACAACAAGTTAATGCCTTGATATAAACTTTCCCAAACATCGCGGAATGCAAAGGAAAGACCGAGTATTAGCCTGTTACGTTCGCCACGTGACAAGTTATCAAAGTCTAAATCCTGTCCTAGCTGTGTAATTTCTACGTTTAAATCATTTTGGAACACAACTTGATGCGGTAAGCCTATTTTATCTAAGTAGTAAGTTAGCCTATTGTTTAGATATGCTAAGTTTTGATCAATAATCTTCTTTCTAATAAACGAATCTTTGTTTGTAAGTAACTTCAACAAGAAGTCTTGATGCTCTTTTACATTGTTTAGTTCGTTAATAGGTGCCCAATTGATCTCTTGTAATGCTGTATTGGTTAAATCGTTAATTTGTGCCTGGTAAGGATCTTCTTCTTGCTGTTTACTTAGCAAAGATTTCTTCAAATTATCTACATTGTTTCTATGTTCATATGCTTCTTTTACAGTTTCATAAAATGTTGTAGGACGACCGTTGATATCACCAATTTTGTTAAGACCTTTAACAACATCATCTAATTTTCCAGCAACTTCTGTCTGATATGCCATAGAATCTTGCAAATCTTTGCTTTTAGTTGCAAGAATCTCTGCTTTTTTGTCTTCATGTAGTGCTTGTCCACATGTATAACAAGTAGCATCGTCAAGTTCTGCAATATCCTTGGTTGCGTTATCTACACTTTTGTTTGCTCTCATTAGAGCACTTTCTAATGTGGCTTTTTCTTTGTTAAGTGCAGCAATTGCAGCGTTTAACTCAGTCCAATTTTGCAATTTTTCATGACTATCTAATTCTGCATCAATATCTAGTTGTTCTAGCTCTATAATAGCAGACTCTAAACGTTCAATATCGGTATTATGCTTGGCTTTCCATGCACGTTGCGTTTGTTTTAGATTGTTAATAGTGTTTTCAATGCCTTCGTTGGCTTTTTGTATAGCTTCTATCTTTAATGTTTCTTCTGTAATAGTATCTTTTGTTAATCTGATACTGTCTTTTAATAAATTTGCCTTTTCTGTAAGTATTGTAATACCAAGTAGCTGTTCAATAATAGCTCTTTGGTCATTTGCTCGCATACTTAGGAAAGGTTCTGTGTATGTATTAAGTGCAACAATGTGTTTGAACATATCATGACTCATATCCAACAAGTCATTGATAGTTTCTTGTGTTTTTCTACTGTCGCCTTGACTGTTATCTTCTAATTCATCAAGTTGTTCACTGTCGTTTACGTAAAACTTTAGTATGTTAGGCGATCTACCACGTTCAATGCGGTATTTGTTACCACCTTTTTCAAAGTTTAGTGTAACCAACATGCCCTTGCTGTTGGTTTTGTTTATCAAGTTGTTACGCTTGATATTTGTTAGTGCTTGGCCGAACAAGGCGTAAGATAATCCATTGATTATTGTAGTTTTGCCTGTTCCGTTTCGTGATCCAGTGTCGTCACCTCCTTGATCTAAATTTTCACCAAGCACTAGAGTGAGTTGATCCTCTTGGAAATCAACTGCTTGGGTAACATTACCCACACTCATAAAGTTTTTTACTGTAAGATCTTTTAATTTAATCATTCTAAACCGTTGTAAATGTTTAACAACAATGCCTTATCAAAGTTGTCACTGTCAATTGCCATAATTTCGTTGCTAACAATTTGATCAACACTTTCAAACTGTGCAATGTCAAGTTCTGTGTTTATTTCTTCAAGTTGTTTGTGTGGAATAAGTGTTATTTCACGGCAATCATAATCTCTAATAAATGTTTCTTTAATGAAACTAGCTTCTTCATAACTTACTGGCAAGTCTAAGGTAACTCTTAGATACATTTTGCTTTTTAGCATTGTATCTTTTTCATCGATCAACTGAGATAGCCTTACAGTTCTATACTTAGGGCAGTCTAGCCAGTTGATATACTCTGGTTCTGCACCATTCTCACGGTCTAATATCATCATACCGCGGTCATCATCCCAAGCATCTGCATAGTTGTGTGGGAAAGCATTACCAATGTAGTGGATCTTGCCTTGCTTCTGACGCTTGTGGAAGTGTCCACTGAACACATACTCTTGATTTACAAAGTGTTCGCTTTTCAGTTCGCCGTGATCTGGCATTTGCACCATAGCATTCATGTAAAAACTAGGAAGTTCAAAGTGTCCAAACAGATACTTTGCTTCAATGCTACTCATACGTTTCCATTCGTCACCTACTAACCAAGGCACTAATGCAACGTCATCTTCGATATGTATATCTTCAATAACTGTCACACCAGGTATATGTCTTGCAAATTCAGTAGATTTTACGTCACGTTTATCCTTGTAATACAAATCGTGATTGCCAGCAAACATATAAAACTTGTCAAATGCTGCACCTAGCTTTTCTAAACTGCGTATACCAGAATCCATAGTTGTTAAATTTAAGCTGTTTCTGTTGTGATTCCAGTCACCAGTAAACAAGGCTGTTTCACACCCATGTTCTTTTGCAGTTTTGATAAACCAATCTACATATTCTTCACAATCTTGGTTATGAACTCGCGAATTACCCTTCAATCCAAAGTGGATATCCGTAAAGACAGCGGCTTTTTTAAACAAATTGTTATTCCTTCTACCAACTTGTAGTATAAAACATTATTTTGAGATTGTCAATTACTTTCTTTTTCTCTACGCAAGGCTGCTTCCCATTCGCCTTGGTGCATTCTAGTATGACTTGGGTTAAGATCGTTCATTTCTAGTATATCGTCTCTAATATTTTGGTTACGTTTTTCCAAATTAATCACTCTAACAAAGCTATTTGTAACTGCGGCTGTGTAATATGCAAATGGGTTTTGTGATTTTGATTCATCAAACTGCAAACCAATTTGTGCAAGTTGCAATATTGCTTGACCTTTCATTTCGTCATTATAAGTATATCCACGAACATTGCCTCTAGTAGCATATCTATCTACAAGTTTCATCCACATCATAGCAAGTTTGTTAGTTGCCTTACCGTGATCTTTTGAAAAATGTCCATTTTCCATGCCACCAACCCAATGACTTTTGCCTACACAAATTAAATTATCGTTTTCATCAAACTTGTAGTGCTGATAAGGTGGAAAAGGTAGTTTTGTTTTTTTATCTGCTTCTGTTTTAGGGTTTTTCTTACGTCCTGGCTCTTCAGGAATGTGTTCAAATGTCATAATACGAAATATTAGTTCGTCTTTTTTGATTTTTCTGTAATCTACTTCGCATTCGGCTTGTTTAACTTTTTTACCATTTGCTTTAGCTTGTTCATAAATTTCATTTGATTGTTTTTTTGCTTTTGCACGTTTTGCTTCAGCAATAGTTCTAACATTGATTTTATCAATACTATTCAAAATTAAATCGTAGTCTGCATGTTCTTTTTCTAAATAACTTGCAAATGAATTTTTTGATCTATGTATCTCAATTAACATGTCTTTGTTGTTGAGATAATTAACTCTTCTTGCCATGAGGTCTCCTTACTTGTATTTATAATAAACTACGTAGATAATTTTGTCAACTAAATACTATATAGGAGATTGAATATGTCTGTAATAAATGTAGTTGGTCAGCTGGTAAACACTGTGCAAACAGCTTTTAATAGTAATCCAATTGTAAAAACAGTGCGCACAATTGATGCTGCAAGAAAGGTATTTTCTTCTGGCAATGCAGAAGACTTTATTACCTTTGTAAGCCAGGGTAGATTAGGAACACAAGTAAGCTACGGTGCTTCACCTAATACTGCAACAGTAAGACAAGCAAGATTAGCCGCAGGTAATCAACAAAACGGCGAAGATTGGCGTGTGCGTATTCATCTTCCTGCTGCACCGGATTATTTTACGCAAAGTCAAATTTTGTCACCTCTTTTTTTAAGTGATTACAGTTTAGTTTTTCCTACAACACCACAGATTCTTTTGTCTAGCATGGCAAATTATGATCAAATACAACCTGTGCATACAAACTATCCTTATCATGTATATGAATCAAGTAGGATAGAAGATATCACAATTAGTGCAGAATTTCCTGTAGAAAACGAAAGAGACGGAGCATATTGGGTAGCAGCAGTGCATTTTTTAAGAAGTATTACAAAAATGTTCTATGGGCAAGGACCTTTGCAAGGTCATCCACCGCCTAGAGTGGCATTATCTGGATATGGTAATTTTATATTTGACCATACACCTGTTATTGTAAAGATGTTTAACCTAGATTTACCAAATGCAGTAGATTACATCAAAGTTCCTTTAGAAGATCAGGTATCACTTGATGATCAAATAAATGTGTCTGGTAATTATTGTTACGTTCCTACATTAAGCACTATTAACGTAACAGTTGCTCCAGCATACAGTAGAACAGCACAAAAGAATTTTAACTTAGAATCATTTATTAAAGGTGATTACATTGGCAATAAAACTAATGGAGGATTTATCTAATGGCAAAATATTCAGCTTCAAGTCCTTACTTTGAAACACCTATAAATGAAAGTTACATGGATATATACCAACCAAGATTTTTACCCGCAGTAGAAAATGATGTAACATATACTATTGAACCGCAATATACATATAGACCAGATTTGTTAAGTTTTGACTTATATGGTAATGCAAAATTATGGTGGGTATTTGCTCTACGCAACATGGATATTATCAAAGATCCAGTCTTTGATTTTAGAGCAGGAACAACTATTAAATTACCGCAAAAAACTACACTTGACTCTGTGCTTGGAGGATAAATGGCATTAGAAAACCCTTTAAACAGTTTTGCTACCTACAACTATAACTTTGAATTTGGTGTTTTAAACGCTAGACAAGCCAACGGCGAACAAAGTTATAAAGATGGTGCAGCAGTTACCATTATCAAGTCTGGAGGGTTCTCTGACAAAAGTATAACTACAGCTATTGAGGACGATACTGGAACAAATGTTGAATTTTTTATAGACAATGTTAATGCAAGCTACTTGCCTACTGCTAATCCAGGAACTAGTTTTTCAAATGCAATACAAATTGATTTTCAAGTAATAGAACCAGGTAGCGTTGGGTTATTTTTTCAAAGTTTAAGTATTGCAACTGAGCAAGCACTTGGTGTTGGTGTAAGTTATTTGAATGCACCATTTTTATTCAAATGCACATTTAAAGGTTTTGATGATAACAATAATACAAAAATATTGCCATCGCACAATTTAGTATTGTCTTTGATAAATGTAACGTTTGAAGTCACAGCAGCAGGTGCTATGTATCAAGTGAGTGCTATACCTTGGAATCACAAAGCCTTTTTTGATCAAATATGTAGAATACCAAACGATGCTGCTTTAAAAGGGGGAAGTGTAGGAGAAATCTTATCTTGGGGAGAATTTAGTTTAGAAGAGCATCTAAACAAAATTGAAACTGAAAAAGCTAGACAAGATACAAATTATATTCCGCATGAATTTAGAATAGATTTCCCACAAGATATTAGTTTATTAAATTCGGATGGAGCTTATGTAACTACTTCTAGACAATACGAATATTCATTACAAGATAGAGCTAGAAGACAAAGAGATATTGCTGAAGAGCAAAGACAAACAGCAGTATCAGATGCTAGATTAATTCGACAAGCAAACCAACCTAGAGTTACAGCATTAGAACAAACACTCTCTGGATTTGCAGATCCGTTTGAAAAACTACAAGCTGAAAGAAATCTAGCACAAATCAATAGACAAATACCAAATCCTCGTAGTATAAGAGCAAATGCAGTTATAAATGAAAACGAAAACGAATTAGGACAAGCACTTATTACAGATGATCAATTTGCCTACGGAAATATTCCTTTTAAAACATTAGTTGACGGTCAAATAAGAGAAAACCCAGACGGAACAAAAGTGATTACTAGAGGATCAATGACATTTGATCCAGATAATAGAGAATTTCAATTTGGTGTTGGTGAAAAAATTGAAAAAATTATTGAAGGTGTTTTACTTGGAAGTGCATGGGGAAAGGCTAAAGCAGATGAACTTGCTGTAATAGATGGTTTTGGAGATCAAGGAGAAATAACTTGGTTTAAAATTCATTCTCGTAGCGAAATAATTGATCCAAGTATGATGGCAAAAACAGGTAATCCTGCAATGCGTTATACTTACATTGTGACACCGCAGAGCATTCATTCAAGTAGAATTACTGGACTAGCACCCCAAACTTACAGTCCTCAAATCAAAAAAGCAGTAAAACACTACAATTATGTGTATACAGGACTTAACACAGATATTATAGATTTTACTTTTAATATTAACAATGCATTCTACAAAGAAATGACTAGACTTGGATCACAAGGCGGTCAGGACACTATGCAAAATTCAGGTAATAGGGCAGTAATAGAACCTACATCACAAAGTGTTTCAAGTGTTGGCCCAGGATTTTCAGTTACAGCCAGCGAAGATTTTTCTAATCCGTCTGGTAATGTAGCCACAGGCAGTGGCACAACATCACCGTCAGGCGGATCTGGTGACGATAGCGGTAAAAGAAGAATAGCAGAACATTTTAACAAGTTAATTCTCAACAGTGACCAAGATAATGTTATGCTTGATTTAAGAATTTGGGGAGATCCTTTTTATTTTACTGAAGCTGACTTTGGCAACAATCATCCTCAATCTAGTGCAATTGGTGTAACAGACAAAGGACATCTTGATATTACAAGAGGCGAAGTTTTTGTTTTGATTAGTTTTAGGACAAGTGTAGATTTTGTTGGCAACCTTACTGCATTAGATCCTGCAAATGCTTTTAGCGGCGTATACAAGATTGTAACTTTCCGTAATGAATTTGCAAACGGAACATTTACACAAACTTTGAATTTAATGAAAATGCCAGGACAAACATTAGAAGATCAAAATTTATCTAATAGTTTAGTTTTATCAAATCTTTATTCTAATCCAAATTTAGTTTTAGGAAATATCAACAGAAAAATTGCAAGTCAATCAGTTGCAACACAAGCTCTTTTACAAAAAACTGAATATGGTATAAACTCATTATTAACAGGATTTTCAAACAATCAAATTGATAAAATTCCTGAATTGTTTAGTGGCACAGCAATAAATGATATAGCACAAAATGTTTTTAGTGCATTTAATCAAATTAATTTAATTGCAAATACCTTGAACAGAACAATTGGTGCCCTGTCAAGTATTTTGCCAAGCGGATTTGGCGGTCAACTTAACAGTGCATTAGGTCAACTTAACCAAGGGTTACCAGCAGCAGCACAACAACTACAAAATCAAATACCTGGATTATTTAATAACATTACAAGTAGTAGTCTTGCTAATGCAGTATTAGCTGGCAGTCAAGATATTAATGGCGATATTAGTAGAGTGATTGCAGGCGGCGCAGGATTACAAGCCGAAATTAATGCAGCTATTGCAGCAGGACAACCGCAACTTGCGGCTGCACTATCACAAGCACAAGCACAACTGCCTATAACATTGCAAAAACTTTCTGCAGAATTGCCAGATGTTATGCAAAAATTCCAAGGACAATTGCCTGCTGAATTAGCAAATGCTGTCCAACAAATGCCTGCGTCAATACAGAAGAATTTTGACAAGATACCTGGTTATATACAACAGGCAACTGTAACTTCTTTTGCACAAGCAGCAGAAAATTTCCAAAGCGGCGCCGCAGCAAGAATTACTAGACAATTTGGAGGCAAGTTATTCTAATGCCAGAACCACGTAATATAAGAACTGAATTTACTAGGAAAAGCGATAACACCGTTACTTTTGATCCAGGCATATATATTGGAAGAGTAATAGGACATTTAGACCAAACTTTTATGGGTGGTTTAAAAGTTAATTTGTTAAAAGCAAATTCAAACGGTAATGATTGGGATGATACAGGACAAAGTATACAGTGTTTGTATGCAAGTCCTTTTTCTGGACAAACGCCTTTGCATCAAGTAGGTGCAAATAACACATATGCAGACACACAACAAAGTTACGGTTTTTGGGCTGTGCCTCCTGATGTTGGCACAAAAGTTATTGTATTACTTGTGGAAGGAAGAAAAGATTTTGGCTATTGGATTGCATGTATACAAGATACGTTTACAAACTTTACAATTCCTGATGGCAGAACTTCTACTTACATAAACGAACTTGGTCAAAAATTGCCTGTAGGAGAATACAATAAAGCATTGACTTCTCCAGATGGCGAAAATCAACCTACAAAATTTTTAAAACCTGTTAATACAGATTTTGTAAATGTTTTAACTAGAGCAGGATTAATCACAGACGATGTAAGAGGACTTACCACAAGCAGTGCAAGAAGGGAACTACCGAGCACAGTGTTCGGTATGAACACTCCAGGGCCTTTTGATAAAAGACAAAATGCTCCAACCTATCAACACGGTAAAGGCGAAATCGAATTTTATAAATCACGACTTGGTGGACACAGTATTGTTATGGACGACGGTGATGACAAATTTTTACGCAAAGGGCATCCGGAATCTACACCTTTTGAATATGCAGACATTGAAAACACAGAGGACACAGGTGATGTAACTAGACCTGCAAATGAATTGTTTAGAATTAGAACACGCACAGGTCATCAGATACTTTTACACAATACAGAAGATTTAATTTATATTAGTAATAGTAAAGGGACTAGCTGGATAGAAATGTCTAGCAACGGCAAAATTGATGTATACGCTCAAGATAGTGTTAGTATTCACAGTGAAAACGATTTAAACTTTACAGCCGATAGAGACATAAATCTAACTGCAAACGAAAACATGAATATCAGTGCAGGCAAAGATATTGCAATCGATGCTGGAAATAGCGTTGGCATTTCGGCACAGCAAGAAGTAGCAGTAAATGCTGGAGCAAACATTAGTTTGACAGGCCACGACGGCATTGGACTTTATGGTAATGATAACATTAGTTTAACCAGTAAAGGCACTCTCAATGTAATTAGCCAGCAACATTTGGCAGTTGGTAGTGCAGAAAGCGTAGGCATTGAAGGTTGCGAATTTGTAAAAATTAC